TACGGAAGGAGTTTCCTGAACTTATTACGTTCCTACCTCAATGGGTGAAGGTCAATAGGTATGATTACAGAAGTACAGTCAGGATTGAGCCAAAGGCAAACGGTTTATCTGTGATACAGCAACTGAAGCTAATGACTGATTTAAACGTTACAGCGACCCCGTCACCAAAGGAGAGCAAGGAGTCGAGGCTCAGAACAAATACAGGTATTATCGAGTGCGGTAGGCTTGTTATTGTTGAGGGTGGTTGGAACGATGACTACATAAGTGAGTTGTGCGGATTTCCAGCTATGGTACATGACGAGTATGTAGATTTAACGAATTANGCAATTGACTACTACATCAACAATAGAGTTGATCCAATTAATGAAGAACAACTAATAAACGATTTCCTATGAATGAATTATTTAAAAACGACAGCGTTCACGAGATTATCCAAGTGCTTACAGACAAGGATATAGAGTTGCCAAAGTGGGATGACTTAAAGAAGGAGTACGACCCGAAGCTACATAAGATAGTCACAGACAAGACCACACGAAAGGCAAAGGTGAGGAAGTCAGGACTTGAAGAGCCTGCAAGAATAACATACGCCTCTCAGAAGCTTGCGACAAAGCGGATGACACAAATGATGTTCACCATACCCGTTGGGAGGATTTACAAGATTGAGAATGACCTACAACAGGAACAAGCCGATGCTATTGAGGCGGTGTACAAGAAGATGCGTATTAATGCAGTCAATAAGAAAAGGTTTCATGCTTACTTTGCGAGTTGCGAGATGGCTGTTATATGGTATGCACATGAACGAAAGAACAAGGATTACGGCTTTGATTCAGACCTAAAGCTGAGGTGTGTATGCTATTCACCTATGGAAACAAAATACTCCAATATTGAGCAAGCGGATATATACCCTTACTTTGACGAGTACGGTGACTTAGTTGCTCTATCGATAGGCGTTGAGAAGATTGAGGGGAAGCGCAAAGTTCAGTATCTAACAGTTTACACATCTGATAGGATAAGGATATACAGGAATGATGGAGAGTGGGAGTTATCCTCAGACGTGGAAAATCCTATTGGTAAGATACAGGGTGTTTACATTAGCAGACCTGAGCCTATATATGAGAATGCGACTAACAACACTCAAGAGATTGAATACACCCTATCGAGGCACTCAGACATCATAAGGCGTAACTCAGCACCCGTATTAAAGGTTGTGGGCACTTTGGTCAATCCGCATGACAAGCCTGCTACTGATGTGTCGAGGGAGGTTTATCAACTCGAATCGGGGGGCGATATAGGCTATGCTACTTCTCCAATTTCATCTGATGCGGTGGACAGCTTTGTTCAGACCCTAAAGGATAACATTGAAGAGGAATTACAGCTACCTAACCTATCGACAAAAAGTATTGGCGGTATAGGTCTTTCGGGGGAAGCGAGAAAACACTTGCTTACGGACGCTCGTTTGAAGGTAGGCGATGAAGAAGGTGAGATAATTGAGTTCCTTGACAGGGAGTTCAGCGTTATAAAAGCCTTTATTGCTAAGCTAAATCCAAAATGGGAAAAGACCATTGGAGAATTAGAGGTTGAGCATGAGATTACACCGTTCAGTATGACTGAGGATATGGATAAGGTCGAGGTGTTAAGCCGTTCCACAGGTGGCAAGCCTTTCATGAGCCAGAAGACGGCTATTATGAGAGCAGGATATGTAGAAGATGCAGACGAGGAATTAGAGCAAATCCACGATGAAGAATCATCAGGCATGAATTTTGACATCTTTGCACCCACAGAATGAATGTAAGAGATAACCAAGCGCATTACAAGAGGATTGAAGCATATCTGAAGGAAATACTCCAAGAATACATGAAAGTGGCTCAGAAGTCCGCAGAAATGGTTCAGGGAGTACCTATTGACGGTATGCTCCAATTTAAAGATTACCCTCACTTAAACAATCAAGTTGAGCGGTTATTTAACGAGTTCAGTCGTAACATGGATGTTATCGTTAGGAGCGGTATATCCAATGAATGGAGAGAGGCTCACAGGGTCAGCGATAAACTTATTGAGCGGTATTCACGTAAGACGGGTATTGCGCCTAACTTAGTCAAAGGGTATGGAGAGAGGAATCTTGAAGCACTCGAGGCGTTTACTGAAAGGAAATATAAAGGGTTGGGGTTATCTGAGAGGGTGTGGAATTACACCAATCAGTTCAAGGGCGAATTGGAGTTGGGTCTCAGCTTGGGTATCGGTGAGGGGAAGAGTGCCGATGAGATGAGCAGGGATATCAGGAGATACCTGAGAGAGCCTGACAGGCTATACCGAAGGGTGCGGAACGAGTATGGTGAGCTTGTCCTGAGCAAAAACGCAAAGATGTATAGGTCGGGACAGGGTGTTTACCGTTCTTCGTATAAGAATGCGTTAAGGCTTGCGAGGACAGAGATTAACAGGTCTTACAGGACAGCGGACTATGAGCGTAGGCAACAATTGGATTTCGTTGTCGGGATTGAGGTAAGGCGGTCGAATCATGACTATGATTGTCCCGTATGTGAGAGCTTGAAGG